TTGTATAGCGCATGAAGATATGTATTTATTTGTTGAGGGCATTAACTAGTAATGTGGCGCTAAGTGGTTGACATATAATTCTTAGAATTTTGTATAACCATTACATATATACCTATGGATGGGGTATGGTCTCCTGCTTACCCTCTTTGAAGTCTATTAAAATCTAGAGCATAGCTTTCGTAGCTTACAAGGCATGAAAACTTATTCAGTTTTCTTATGCAACAATACAACTCATTATATTTGTTTAATCTACGAAAGCTATTCAATTATAAAGCTTAATAGACTTCAAAGAGTTTACAAATACTACAAAATCTTGACAGAATTTAAGATGAAGATGAATTGAAAACTTTTAAGACTTCTATTAGCTAAGTAGCGCACTCATGCGCTATTAGCTGTAAGGTATTGTCCTAGTTTTTTGTAGCTTACGAAGTTTACAAAACTTCTGAAGTCTTAAAAGTTTAGTTTTCTTTAAATGTTGCTTGGTGGTAAGGTCGTATGACCTTCCTATCACCTTGGATTTTAAAAGTCTACTAAGTTCAGAATTGTAATTGAGAATTATCCATTCTTAAACAAGTATCTTCAAGTGTTGTATTTCATTACAAAGCTTTTCACCCTAATTTAAAGAAACCATGAAAAGCTATGAAATTACAACACTTGTTTAAAATCCAACCAGCAAGCAACCTAACCACACTTCCAAACCCGCTATTTTACAGTTTACCACAGTGGCGCAGAGTATTAATGTCCAAGTAAGCTTACAAAACTTCATAGAGTAATTTTATAATTTTTAAGGCATTAAAAATGATAAAACATTCGTTGGAGAATGCGGAACGTTACTCTATGAAGTTTTACTTGGCTCATTAATACTATTGTTTTAACATGTAATTTGTTAGCTACTGCACAAAACATTGTTAAAACAATCTGCGCCATAGAGTTTCGTCAAACTTTTTTTTGTTAAAGACTTCCACAAAAAAACATTCTTAAGTTTGACAAACTCTATCAAGCTGTGGTATTCTGTAGGTAATTTAATAAAAGAGGAGAGAGAGATGAAGAAGAAAACTAACATTGTGATTCAATTTATCTTTGGTGATGATAAAGTCCTTGAGTTCGAGGACTTTGATGATGCTCTACACTATCTTGTAGGATATATATTTTCTGTAAGAAATGGTGTAGACTTTACATCACCAGAAAATCGCTTATGTAATATTTTGTCATTAGGTCTGCCTACTGATGATGAAATCTTTTTAACTAGGCAGAGGAATAGACTTAATGATTTATTTCTTAACAACTGGAGTAGACCTAATGTCAAAATCCAATGAAAACTCTGAGCCTAGCTCAGTCCACTCTTCAATTATGTCGAGTGGTGCAACCGAAGAACCCACAATGAAACAATGCTCTTATCTTATGAGTCTGTATAAGGCTAAGATCAAGAGCAAAATCTTGAAGAGGCATTCTTCGTTGCAAGGAGCGAAGACCAGCGATTTTCCATTCTTTGTCCGTAAGGACTTTAGAACTGGTAAAGCAACTGTTGGAACATTCGCTTTGCATTTTCTCAACACCTTTACGGTTAGTGAGAACATTAACAGAGGTCAGGTTAGTAAATTAATTTCTAACGCTAGAGACGATAAGTTTGATATGAAACTTGTTGGTAAATTTCTGACCTCTGCTAATTCATATAAGCCTAAAGCAAAAGCTTAACAAGCGAATGTTCTAGCAAAATTTCCTTAACACTCTGTTGTTAATTCGTATTCCAACTTCTACAATTACTTATGATACGGATTAACCTTAGCTTGTTCTATTTCTCCACCAATGAATATATACGGAATACGAACAGTTAAGAAGAGTGTTAGGGATTTTTAAGGAAATTTTGAAATTCTGTCAAGATTTTGTATTTGAGACCATACCCAATTTATGAACTAAATACTTTTTGAAGTCATTTATAAAAAGTGTAAATATTTTGTCAGCGCCTCTTATTGATGGCATTTTTATAACACTGCGCCTCTTATTGATGGCAAAATATAGTTATACACAGTTTATACATGGTAATTAACAAGTTATCCACAGTAAATTCACAAGAATAATTTAAATTATGCTTGACTTTCGGCTCGGTTTGGTGTAGAATTTACGGCGAACCTTGCGACAGCAAGAAATAAAAACAAAAGAGGGATAATAAAATGGAACAAAATACCATTGAAAATTTAGAAAATATAATAAAAGGCACAGAGCTTCGTGTTAATAATGGCTTGGGATATTGTAAAGCATTTGCTTTAGAGAGTATTAAACAAGGCAGAGGTTTGAAGAAAACTATTCTTGTCGATTTAAGAGGTAGCGAAATTGGTTTTTTTGATGAGTTCGGTAGCATTTATGTTAGCGATATTTTAGAAGTAGTATGAATATTCGTATTACAACACTTAATGATTTTCTTGCGCAAGATGATCTAAATACAGAGGTTGAAATATTAGACCTTTATCCATCTTCTGAAATAAAATGTATAGATTGTGGTGATCTTTTAGATAAAATAGCTTCTGCTACAAAACATGGAGATATACCAAAACACGCTAGTAAATATTGGTGTGAAACTTGTTTAGAAGAGAAGATATTATAGCAATATATATTATCCCTTGACTTGCTGTGAGTTTTGTGGTATAATTCTTCACAGCTCTTTGGCGCAAAACAAATAAAACTAATGGAGATAATAATGGGTTTAAATAACAGCAATCCACGACCAATAAGAACATTCATAACTTTGAATGAAGCTAAAAAATGTGTTAGAAAACAAGGCTTCAACTATAAAGGACATGAAAACTATAAAGAATATAAAATATTCTATTACTCAAAAGGTAAAAAGAATATGATAATAACTTCAGAACCACATCAGTTTTTATATAGAGACAGCATGGATATAGGAACAAAGTGGTATGTATTTAACTGGTAAACTTAGGAGATAGATATGAAATCAGATAGGATAATGAAAAAATTGGAAGATAATTTAACAAGCCAAGAAATTAATAATTTGTTTGGTTCTATTGTTTATAATTATGAGATGATGCGCTTTAATGGAACACCAGCTATGGTTAAAAAGGTATATGGTCATAAAGTTAATAAAAGAGATGATGTATATTACATTGATCCTTCTCATCATGATAATTATATATTAGAAAAGACTCGTAAATTCTTTGACATAGGTTCACCATTTGCTACTAGATTGGATACTCGTAATATAGTAAGGCTTGGTAGTGTTGTAAGAGAGTATCTTATGAAATAAATATAGATTGAGCTTGACTTGCGGTTCGGTTTCGTGTAAAATTGGTGGGGTGCTTTCGGGCAGAAACAAATTAAAAGTTTTCATATTACTCCTTATGAAAAAAGGAAAACTCTGATGCCTTAAAAAAAGAGTGGGAGTGGGTGGGAATTTATATAGAGATGTTATGTTGTTTCTATATAATAGAACATAATAAAAAACATAATGAAGTGTAGGTATCACTTTAACATAAAACTACCTACAGTTTTAAAAGGTTGACATACAAGATATTAATAGTATATCGGGAAAGGGTGGGCAAACAATAACTAGGTTCTTCAGTTGCAATACTATAACAGATAAGGTGGATATAGCGAAGTTAAAGATACCACACCTAGTTTTCAATTTCGACAGGTTTAGAATAGTTGCCTTAATAAAATACTGTTCAAATTAAATAGAGGGCAAATAAGATGAGTAGAATTACTTATACTAAAAAGGGAAATCCTAGTGTTCTAAGAATGAACGATAAAGGGAAACTTTATAGAACAGAAGGATCAGATCCTATTTCAATAGCACCATTTAGATACCGATTACTTTGGAACTTCGGAAATCTTTTTGGATTTAATAACATCAGGCAAAATGCACATAAATCAAGAGGTTTTGGTATTCAAGAAAACTTGTATAATAAAAGAACAGGTAATCTTGAGGCACGAACATCAACTGCTTTTAACTTTGGTCGTTGGGTTGGTTATTTTCAAAAAAATGATCCAATAAGAAACCTTTGGTATAAAAGAACAGTCATTGATAATCATGATTGGGATTTTACACCAGTTAATAGAAGCAACACTTCAATGCAGTCTTTAAGAGTGCAAAAAGGGGGGAATTGATATGCCACAGCTAAGAAAATTCGAGCAAGATGCTATTGTTAATCAAACAGTTGCAATTATTATAGAGAATAAGGAAGAAGTTGTTGCTACATTAAAGGCTACTCCTGAATATCAAGGCTTACAACAAAAGCTTAATTCTATAGATGATCTTCGAAAACAAAGCAAGGCTTTAGATAAAAAAGCTAGGCTTGAAAGAGAAGAATTTGAAAAAGCAATTGAAGTATTCAATGAAGATGTTTTAAATTCAAATCCAATTTACAAATTAGAATACAACGAGTATTCTTATAAACATTGTCAAGATGCAAAAGGATTAAGATTTAAAACTGATATCAATTCTTATAGTGGTGCGCTGACTACTATTCAAGATAAAATAGCATTAGCTTTATTACCAAAAGAAGCTGTTAATGATATTGATAGTATTATTAGCAAAATAGCTGATAGTTTTAAGATACAAACAGGGGGAAATTGATATGGCTACAAAAAGACGATCAATAAATAAAAGATCTTATTTAAAAAGTTTAGAAATAATTACTGATAGAAAAGCACCGCCTAGAAAAACTAATCCTAAATCTTTTTACAGAGATTTAGTTGGTGGAATGACAGCAGGTGATTGGTGTGTTGTTGATGAAGTAAATAAACAACGACTCTTACAGGGTATTATAAAATATGCAAGAGGTAGATACTCTTTATATCAACACCCTGAACAAGCTGGTCAGTATATTTTTACAATAACCAAATAATTACAGCAAGCGGTATGCAAATAAGAGGAAAGCATTTAAATATTTCCTGTTAGATCGGGCAAATGTTAACACAAGTCATTGCCAAAGTATTTAAAACAATAGATCTTATAAACAGAGCCGTATGACATTGAGGTTTTATTAATTTTTCCAAGAGCAATAAAAAATTAATCGGTGTGTGGGTATCACAGTTAGAGTTAATTAAAACTACCCCAAGTGGTGTGCGAGGATTGATAGGGAAATTAGTAGTTAATGAACTATCCAAAGTTAATCCAACTGCCCACACCACACAGATTTAAGATATAATTGGTATGATGATTAAGCTAAGTGTGGCTTAAACTAGATGAGAGTCTAATAATCGATATTGACTCATTAGTTTATGGATACCAACTGCGAAGCAAGCTGATTATATTTAGTGTGGCTAAAACGGCACAGGTATCAAAGGTTAGGATAGCACAAGGTGTCACCTAACTTAGCCACACGACAGTTTCAAAAGGCTAAGAGTAATTGCCTTTAAATTAATTACTCAAATTAAATAGAGGGAAACAAATGGAAACAAATACTGAAATTCTTAATAATCTTGGTGATTATGGTTCTGCTGAATTTACTGTAAGAAAAGAGCCTTTATATATTGGAAATAAATTAACAGTTGATCCAAGAAGGTATGAGTCTACTCTTTATGATCCAACACAAATAAACTCTCATGTTGCTATTGTTCGAGACGATACAAATGAAATTTTAAGTATTGTTGGTCAAGATTATAATCCTTTAGAACACCCGAAAGCATTTGATACTGCACAAAGTGTAATTTCTATGTCAGATTTAAATCTCAAAGGTATTACACGAAAAACAGAAGTATCACATGATGGTGCTAGAGCATACAGCACATGGACTTTACCTGAACACAAAGTTAATCTTGGTAGAGATGGAGATGATGTAGCATTACAAATATCTTCACGAAATAGTTATGATGGTTCATGGTCGTTTGTAGTTGAAGTTGGTGGATACCGATTTATCTGTTTAAACATGCAAGTGTTCGCTAATAACTTTGCGATCCACAAATCTAAACACACCAAAGGATTAAACCTAGACCGCATTGCTAGTAAATTATCAGATGCAATCATGTTCTACGACAATGAGACTGAATTGTGGAAAGAAATGATTGATACTAGCATAACCAATACAGATGCTTTTGATATACTAGCCTACTTAGCTGATGCTAAATCAGCACAAGCACATCTTAAACAAGGTAAACCACCGCGTTCAATACTATATGAGCCAGATGTTGTTAGAAACAAAACACTATCTAATCTTTATTATTATTGGATTCATAATTCACAATCAAATAGTTTAGGTTCTACTGCTTGGGCATTATATAATTCTATGACTGAGTGGGCAACACATCAAAAACCTAGAAACAGAAACTCATTAAACAACGTAGCATCTCTTAGAGTTGACAGATTTGAAAAAGTTAGAAAGACTTTAAACAATAAGATGATACCACAATTAAAGTTGGTGGCTTAAAATGGAAAACTTAATAGCAAAATTCTTTATTAGAGGAACAGGAATTACTGTAGGTATAGCAGGATTATTTTTAATAATAGAAACAGCTAAAATAGTGCCTAGTTTTGTTTATGTTATATCGCCAGTTTTTGGAGTGTTTGCTTTAGGAATTAGTTTATTCTGTCTTTTATATGATGGGTGGATAACATGAGTAACAGAGGAACAGATCAATTAGTAGATAACATCATTGATGCAGTTGATAAGATATGGTTGTTAGATCACCGAGACGATCTTAAAAATGATTGTCAGACATTCGTTTACGAGAATTACGAAGTAGGAAATGGACAACTAGGATTGGACATTAAAGACTTAGTAATTGCGTTCTTATCAATGAAGTGTGCTGATGCTATGTCTGAGGCAGACTTAGATGTTATAGCAAGAGAAGACCAAGAACGTAAAGCAAACACATATATTCAAACTGTATTACACGATATTGATGGAGACAAAAATGAGTAGAATAAAAAACACATTGATGAGTGCAGAATTTGCAGTTGAAGATGTAGGTGAAGAAGCATTAAGAATTGTTGATGATAGACTACCTAATTTTAAAGAAAGATTTGCCAATACTATTGAGCGTTTGCTTAAAGAACAAGAACATATTGAGGCTAACAATCCTTTTATATCTCAAGTAGCTATTATGTATTTAATAAATAATTTTAGAGTTGGAGACAGAGATGAAGACTAAAATTAAACTTTCTACTCCAAGTAAAATGCCTTGTCCTTCATGGGATTTACAGGCACTAGATGATTGTATCGGATCTAAAGATTCCGAGGGTAATCTAGTGCCTGCTTGTCGTATATGTTATGCTACTGAAGGCTTTTATGTAATGCCTAACGCTATCAAATTGAGGGAATATAACAAAGAAGATTGGAAACGATCTGAATGGACAAATGAATTTATTTATTTATTGAGGGATCAAAAGTTTTTTAGATGGTTCAGTAGTGGAGATATTAAATGGTGGAAGTTAGCGCAAAAGATACTAGAGATTATGAAACAAACACCACATTGTAAACATTGGTTGCCGACTCGCATGTTAAAACCTAGGTTTAAAAAGCATGTCAAAATAATAAACAAAATGGCAGAACTACCCAATGTTGCAGTTAGATTCAGTTCAGATAGTATTGATGGTTCTCATCAAAAAGAACATGGTTCGACAATCATACCACATGCCATTGGTGGTTCTTATACTGTTTGTAGAGCTTATGATCGTGGTGGTAAATGCGGAGACTGTAGAGCCTGTTGGAATAAAAACATTAAACGCATAGCTTATGTAATGCATGGTCGTAAAGCTATGAAAACATTGAAGATTGGAGAGAAAAGCTAATGACTGAACCAACAGAAGTTGAATTAGCAGTATCTTCTGTAGCTACTAAGGCATGGAACAGAGTGCAAAACTTTGATCCTAATTTAAAGAAACAGTTTGTGGACAACGCTATCTCTTTATTAAAAGAACAAGGACATTCAATGGCTGAATCAGAAGAAGTAAGACAAGAAGCCATGCGACATGTAACAGAAAATATTTTAGGAGAAGTTTATTATATATCATTTAGAGAGGAGAAAGACGATGACTGAAACAACAACAACAACAACATCAGTAAGTAGACAGTTATTTATTGCTCTAACAAATACTTTAGATAATATTTGCACCTTACACGAGAAGCAAGCAAGTTTAGAAGCTATTGATTATGCTATCGAACAAGCTAGAGTTTTATTAAAGGAAATAAATTCTACAGAAGTAAATACATGGTCGTAAAGTTACAAAAATATTAAAGGAAGCAACATGAAAGGATTTTTTATAAACCCTAAAGACAAAACAATAAAAGAAACTATACTATACCACAACACAGAAAATGGTATCTCTAATTTAATAGATACAATTAAACTTATATTAGAGGTGGACTTCATAGAAGAACTATGGTATAATAATAACTACTCTTTATATTATCAGAAACAAGACAATCTTTCTAAACAAAAAGAATTATGTTGGTTTGAAATTAAAGGAACAAAAGAAACTAAAATAATTTTTGGTTCTGCATTGATGGTTCCACACATTTTAGAAGATAAAAAGAGTTTTAATATAACATTTCTTGATGACTATGAGCCACCAACACAGGATTTTATTTTATGAAAAAGAAATATATTAAAAAATTGAAGGAAACTATGCGTTCAATTCAAGTTGAATGGTTACGCAGTTTATTATCCGAGGTTGATGGCGCACAAATTACAACAGAAAATGTCGCAGAATATTTGAGTGATGAAACACATACATTTATTAATGGACAATTTGAATTATCTTTTATGTCTGATCGTTGGATATTAAAACAACTAAAAAGAAATCCAACAATTAAAACATTTAAAGAATTAGAACAATTAAATAAATTAAAACAAGGAACAAAGGAAACAACATGGATGAATATGTAGTAACAGTATTGATGGATGGAGATAAGAAACCAATAGAATTAAAAAACTTTGGTAGTTGTCCAGAAGAAGTAATAGATAATCTCGTACAAATTAAAGGAATAAAATATCTTTATCATCTTAAAAGAATTAAAGATAATGAAGTATGGGATTTTGAATCAGCTCTTGAACCATTAAGAGAAATAAGAAAATTAGTAATGGACTCTGATGGACAGGTTGGGCTTGAATTAAAAGTAGTAGAAGATGACGAAAAAGATAATTCAGAATTACATTAAATTCTGCTTGACTTCTTGAGCGTTTTCTGTTACAATACACACACAGAAAGAGAAAAGGGATAAAATTAGAGTATCGGAATGCCCTCTATCTCCTAAAAATAAAACCGATTGTGTCTCGTAAGGGTAGACAGCTCTTAAACCCTTACATTAATATTAATTATAATTTTAAATATAGAGGAAAATTAAATGATTAAAGAAGCTAAATGTAAGTATGCATGGATATTAACTCCTAATACTAAATTTCAACCAACCTATACTATTAACTTAGAAGTTTCTGAAGATGAATACAACGAGTATAAATCTCAAGGCTTCCCTGTTAAACAAGATGAGGATGGTTTCTACATGATTATTAGGCGCAAAGTTGATGGACCTAATGGTATGAAACGTGCTGCTCCTAGACTATTTGATATAGACAAAAACGAAGTTGATGTTCAAGTTGGCAATGGTTCTACAGTTCGTGTTCAATTTAATCCATACACAGGCGAAAATCAATACGGTAATTATGCTGGCTTTGATTTACAAGCGGTTCAAATTCTTGACTTAATAGCTGGTAAATCTCAAGACGGTGATGAATTACTAAGTGGTGGGGAGGATTTCTAATGGAAGAGCAAAAAATATCTTTAACAATTCAAGATGTTTCTTATTCTCAAGATGAGATGGATACTCCTGCAAGACTAAGAGCATTTAATAATATTGTTGGATTACAAACAGAGTCAGTCCAACTTGATGATCGTAGAATTGACAACCAAATTCGAACTAATGGCTGGATAAATATATTCATTCAATTAATGAATGAACCAGAAACAGCCGAAGTTGTTGAGGAAAATACGACAGAAAAAAAATTAGAATCTGACGATTCTTAATTCCAACTGGCTAGATCTATATTATATATAAAGATATATAGGTCTAGCTTTTTAATTTCAGGAGATAGAAATGGAACTTAAACAAAGTACATTTGTAAAACATAAATTACCATGTCCTACTTGCGGTGGTTCAGATCCAGTATCATTAAATGGTGATGGCTCTGCTAAATGCTTTAGTTGTGGCACATTTTTTACAGATTATAAAAACCCCAACGGAACAACTACAATTATAAAAGCACCTACAAAAAATACATATTTAAATTCTTATACAGGTACTTATGGTGCTTTAACAGATAGAAATATATCAGAAAAAACAGCTAAAAAATATGGTGTTCGTGTTGTATATGGTAATGATGGTTCAATTGTAGAACATATTTATCCTTATTATAATGGCAATGAAATTATTGCTGTTAAAACTAGGTATGTAAATAATAAAAGCTTTAGAGTTAGTGGAACTTTTGAAGGTACAGGATTATTTGGTGAGCAGTTATTTAATAAAGGTGGTCGATATCTTACTATAACAGAAGGCGAATGTGATGCCCTTGCTGTTGCAGACTTAGGAATTAAAACGTCTGTTGTCTCAATTAAACGTGGTTCATCAGGAGCAGTACGTGATATTAGAGATAGTATAGAATTTATTGAGTCATTTGAAAATGTTATTATATGTTTTGATAATGATAAAGCAGGAAGAAAATCAGCACGAGAAGTTGCTCGTATATTAAGACCAGGAAAGTCTAGAATATTACAACTTCCTAATGGTTACAAAGATGCAAATGATATGCTTCAAAATAATAAATTTGCAGAGTTTACTAAAGCGTGGTTTGAGGCTAAAACATATACACCAGCAGGAATTGTAGAGTTATCTAGTAAAAAAGATAATTGGATAACAAGAGAAATTAAAGAAAGCATTGCTTTTCCATATGAAGGTTTGAATAAAAAACTATATGGATTAAGAAAGAATGAACTCTTAACACTCACAGGTGGAACAGGACTTGGTAAAAGTAGTGTTATTAGAGAGCTAGAACATTGGTTAATCAAACAGACTAATGATAACATAGGTATCATGGCACTTGAAGAAAACTGGCAACGCACCGCAGACGGTATTATTTCTATTGAAGCTAACGATAGAATTTATATTAATGAAGTAAGAGAAAAATATTCAGAAGAAAAGCTATCTGATTTATTTGATAATACAATACAAAAAGATAGAGTATTTATTCATGCTCATTTAGGAGTCAATCATATCGAAGAAATCTTTTCTAAATTAAGATACATGATTATTGGATGTGAATGTAAATGGATTATTATTGATCACTTACATATGCTTGTATCATCTTTAACAGACACAGATGAAAGACGAGGTATTGATATATTAATGACCAAGCTTCGTAGTTTAGTAGAAGAAACAGGAGTTGGTATGATATTAGTTTCTCATTTACGTAGAATAGGTGGTGACTTAGGACACGAGAAAGGTGTTCAAGTATCGTTGAGTCATTTAAAAGGATCACAAGCTATAGCGCAACTATCAGATTGTGTTATTGCAATTGAAAGAAATCAACAAGCTGAAGATATAAAAGAAGCTAATACAGCTATTGTTCGTGTATTAAAATCTAGATATACAGGATTTACAGGCTATGCTTGTTCATTATTATATAACGCAGACACAGGAAGACTAACAGAATTAACAGACGAGGTAACATTTGAAAATGAAGACGATATCCCATTCTAATAATACTAGTTTACAAGCAAAATCTCGTTCTATTATTTTTGATATTGAATGTAATGGACTTACTCCCGATACTATATGGGTTATAGTAGCTAAAGAATACAACGGAAAATCTTTTGTATTTAGTTCTGCCTCTAATAATATAGAAGAAGGAATAAAACTATTGGCAGAAGCGGATACTTTAATAGGACATAATATAATAAGTTTCGATATTCCAATTATAAAAAAATTATATAACGTAGATTTATTATCTAATAAAAATATTATTGATACGCTAGTAATGTCAAGGTTATATAATCCTGTCCGAGAAGGTGGACACAGTTTAAAAAGCTGGGGATATCGCATAAAAGTTTATAAAGAAGACGAGCCTGATTCGTGGGATGAGTTTGATCCTAAAATGATACCTTATTGTAAGCAAGATGTCATAGTTAATGAAGCAGTCTACAATAAATTAGTAGAAGAAAGCGTTGGTTTTTCTAAAGATTCTTTTTATATAGAACATGAAGTAACTAAAGTTTTGCAAGAACAAAAAGAACATGGCTTTTATTTTGACGAACGAAAAGGTATGGAACTTCTTGCTTCATTACAAAAGAGAATGAAAGAAGTAAAAGAAGAAGTCCAAAAAGTATTTAAACCTAAGTGGGTAGATGATAAACTTGTATCACCTGACTTAAAGAAAGACGGAACCCTATCCAAACGAGGATTAACAGCCGAAGAATATAATAAAATATTAACTGAATTAACTCTTTTGCGT